GTGTTGGAATTGGATTGCACGAGTTGACTCCGAAGGTTATGGAAGATGTACAATTTTCGGTAATGAACGCCTCACCCATAGAGTCTTCTATGCTTGGCTCATCGGTCCCATCCCCTCTGGTAGAGGAAGGAATATTCCTGTCCTTGACCATCTTTGTAAAAATAGAAAATGCTGTAATCCTATCCATTTGGATTTGGTTACTGATACAATCAACCTTAACAGATCCAACGCCAATGCCATTATCAATAAGAGGAAAACTCATTGTATTCATGGCCATATCCTTCCCGCTCCTAAACAAATTTCTACAACTGGTAAGTTGATGCGAATTTGCAAAATATGTAAGAAGATTTATGATGTTAACAGGTATGCTCATCGCATCAAAAGATAATTTATAACCAGTTATTACCCCTATTTTTGCTTCTTCTCTTTCTTTAAAGGAACCGTAGTATTGAAAATGTAATGTCTTGTCGAACCGGTAAAACGTACTCTGACGGCTTTCACGGCGTTTGAATATAATTTCCTTTTTCATGGGCTTGCCGCATTGGTTACAACCCTTGGTTGGTGTTGGTCCCTGATACTGACGGTGTCCTTCTTCACACACCCAATCAAACCCGTGGAGGTTATACATCATCGGAACCATAGTCCAGTCATCGTGCATCTCGGCTATCATCTTGACATCGAAACCCTCGTCAACTTGACAATGAGCGTCAATTTTCATTAGATATTTAGCATTGGATAGTCTGGCCGCCTCATTAGTAGCCGCTCTTTGGCCAATAGAAGTATGATGATAGACCACAGTTAAATTTTGTGCGTCAGGAATGGGGGGGTTAGCCCATGATCCATCTAAAATAACAATGATTTCAGTTTTACCGCGTATGTTTTGGAGAATGTTAGATACCGTCTGAGACAGGAACATTTCGTTTCTAGCCGGTATCAGTATGGAGAGATCATAATTTTTCATTGGGAGGATTGATCCACTCTTTGTTTTTATCAAGTATTGCCTCGGTAAGGACTGGTTTATAACCGGTTGACTCAGCCCATGCCATCCAAGCATAAACATCTTTTGGTAAACACTTGGAATTGAAACCCCGTTTTTCCGGATAAATAAACGTCCACCATAAATTAAACCTTGGATCGTCACCATAAACCGCATCCCTGATGGTGTAATAGTCGATATCATGAGCCCTACACACATCATATAACTCTTGGCATTGGGCCACCTTCCAAGCAATCGCCCTATTCTCTGATAGTTTGATGATCTCGGCGGCGTAATTGCTGACCTGTTTAATAGAAATGTTGGCGTTATAAACCTGCGAGTATAGCTCAATTAATTTGGTTCTATTCTTTCTGTCACCGCCAATAATCAGAAATGGGGTTTTGCTTGTATCTAACAGGGGATGTTGAGGGGTTTCACCGAGATACTCGGGATTAATACAGATATTCTTTTGGGTAATGTTAGTCAATGCGTCTGCGTCACCCGGGTTCATGGTTGATCTGATCACCAGCAAGTCACAAGTACACCAATTGACTACTTCTTCAACTGCCGATGTATCAAGTCTGGTTTGGTTAGGACAAGGGGTGGGAACACAAATAAAGGCTACATCACATTTGTTGACTTCTTCTTGAGATGTTTCAATACCATGACTATAAATCAAAGCCTCAGGAAACAGTTTGTGCATTGCCTTGCCTACCCAACCATAACCAATAATTGCTACTTTTTTAACCATTTTGTTCTGGCAATACCACCCAATCAATACCGGCAATATCACCACTTGTAATAATCCATTTATGATAAGCACCTTCAAGGCAAATATGAAGTGTATCAGCACGAAGCAATCCAAAGGTGTTATTAGTGTTCCACTCCCTACGGGTTACCCGTCTGCCGTTTTGTATCTCTCGCATAGCGTCAAAAAAAGACATCTCGTTTGGGTGTTTAGTTTCCACATATTCAGGAACAGGAGACATTCCAAAAAGGAAAACAGGGGAGAGTATTTCTGCGGGGGGAATTTCAGGACTTGGTGAAGGTGATATATCCATAATTAATCCTTTCTCCCCGATGGGGAAGTGGTAGCGTTTAGATTTTGAAACTTGATAATATAATCATCAATAGCCCGTCTGATATGTTCAGATGGGGTTAATCCCTTCATTTTAGACAGGGATTTAATTTGTTGTTTAGTAAGAAAGAAGTTTTTACGTAGCATTGTCATATATAAGTATAATATACCCACTGCCCGATTATGTCAATATCTTATCTCCGGACCCGGATTTAATTTGTACATTATCTTGTTTGACATAAAACCATGAGCGGGCGGTGTCTCTTGGAGGCTTGGGATCGTTTTTAGCACCAAGAATGAATAGGGGCGCAATGTGATAGGAAGCGCAAAACCCATCTACCGCATAAGGTACGTGCATCAGGTAACCGTTATCTTTCCTGAGAATATAATCATGTCCGGACACAATACCACCAATCCTGACCTTTTTATGCCACTCGGCCACGTCATCAACCGTCTGTCTGTATTCATGGTTCCCGTCAATGTACACAAAATCCAAACTGTTATCTTGATAATCTTTGACAACATCCATTGAAAACCCCTTAATCACCATAGCATTGTATGGTTTTAATCTTTCAATGGTCGTTTTCATAAATGCGTCTAACTTGTCTTGTGACACATGATCACGATAACCTCTGTAAGCCGTCCAAGCGTCTACACTATCCAAATCTATAAATGGATTAGCCTTGCACAAAACCTCGGAATACAATCCACACTCAACCCCTACCTCTACACCTCTATTCATTCCCAATTCTGCCAACAGAGAAGCAAACATAACCCTGTTAGTCATGGGTATCTCTATTTTCCTCTCATTCTCAAGGAGGTATTCGCTACCTTGAAAATACTTATTTAATATGTGATATAAGGTTAAATCCATAAGGCCTCCTTCCAGAAATTTTTAATAATAAATTCCCAATTAAATCTCTCCCTTACCAGTTGTTTTTCTTCCTCTGTTACCTTCTGCGGTACTTCTTCCAGTGTTTGTTTAATTACTGCTATGGTTTCGTCTCTTGGTAACTCAGGAATGAAAATGGCAAAATCATCATACCACTTATAGTGTGGTTGATCGAAAACAATCGGCCGGGCGCCGCACAATAAACCCTCAATTACCGGAAACTCAAAACCCTCTGTCCGTCTCAATCCGGAAACATATTGGCATTGAGACCAATACCTAGCCACCTCTTGATCACTTATATGATGACGACAAACTATGTTAGGTCGATGTAATTCGCTACCTAAAAAAAACATTGATCTACTCAATTGCTGACAAGCCATACCACATTCTCTCGCTGACTCGGTTAACCAATCCTGAGAATTAACACCAATTGCAAAGGGTTTATTGCCCGGGTGTTCCTTAAATATATTGGCATCAACCCCTAGAGGAGAATAATAGAAGCGAAAATATGGAAAATTATCTCCCATTTCCTCATAACCAATCCTACTGAGATCATAATAACTCCAAACCACATTAGCCCCCTGCCATATCTCCAACCAATCTTTAACTGAAGGGTTTTTTGAACTCTTGAGAACATATTGAATAATGGCGTATGGCTTATGTTTTCTTTCCAGTGCGTCAACTCTTTTTTGTACGGCGTCATGTCTGCCGGTTACATGGATAATCTCAAACTCTGACTCAGAAGGATAGGTAACCAACTCCATATTGTCCGGCATATACTGGACTAGGGCGTCAGCCACTCTCACAATCCCTCGGGAATAGGTATCTGGTTGAAGATATACTTTCATTTTATGTAGGAGGCAAGAGTCGAACTTGCTCGCTGACTGCCTCTGCCTGGTTATCAACGTCTATGGCCTTCCAGCCTAGAAAGACTACCGTATCTCTACTCCTACTTTTTTAATCAATTCCTCTGTCCATCCGGGTACTGGCATAAATCTTTTAATCAACCACGCCAAATCATACTTAGCATCAATCCATCGGTTATTAAACCAATAGTCATCACAAAACTTGTTTCCGGCTTCCATTTCATATTTGTTCAAAAAGTACATCCGGCCATAGGTGGGTCCCTTGTGCAAATGCGCGTACCATGTTCTTTTATTGATATAAATCTTGCCACCGCCTAACCATGTTTTTAGTCCGATCTCTTGGGCTTCTCTGACAAAGGTTCCATAACCTTGTTCATTCATACCACCAAGCCTGTTAAGGTAATGGTTTTTAGTACAGAAATAGCAGGAACCCTGAAACGTCATATTCTCGTCAATGTCATAAATAGGATTATCCTTTCTCTCTAATATCCTCTGTGTCCAAATATTACCTTTTACACCAGCATCAGAGGGAGAGGATAAGTATTCGTAATCTATATCAGGCTTACCCACATCCTGAATACACCAATTTTCAGCGTCAAGTCTTTTACGCCGAGGAATAACAAGCCAATTGTCACTTAGAATAGGTGACGCCTCAACTGGTAATAACCTAGTGGAATACTCAAATATCCCATCCTTTAACTCCAAATCAAATCCCTCATCGAACATACAATGAGCGTCAGATTTCAATAAATAATATCCCTTGGCTATTTTAGCCGCCGAATTGATAGCGTACCTCATTCCCCTAGCATGGCCAAAATGTAAATAGGTGACTCTCTGATCCTCTATTATTTCCTCGGGTTTAATCCAATACCCATCCAATACCGCTATAACCTCAATCGGGCCTTTGGCTTTTACGAGAATATCTTTGATAGTTTTTTGAAGGAATAATTCATTGCGTGCGGGGATTATAACAGAAATGAGATCATTCATAAGTATATTGTACTTACAAATGATCTCATTGTCAATTACAAACCAACCATTAAATGAATGGTGACGGACTCGGTGACGCGCTGGATGATCCGGACGGACTCTTGGAGGCGCTCGGACTACCTGAGGCGCTCGGGCTCTTTGATTTACTGGCTGAACCAGACGGACTAACAGAGCTAGACGAACTCACAGAGGCGCTCGGGCTCTTTGACGCACTCGGGCTGGCGCTCGGACTGGCTGAGCTAGAAATACTCACGCTAGCACTAGGACTAACAGAGGAGCTCACAGATCCAGACGGACTCTTGGAGGCGCTCTCTGATCCAGATGGGCTCTCTGAGGCGCTCGGACTCTTTGATTTACTGTCTGATCCAGACGGACTGACAGAGGCGCTAGGACTGACAGAAGGTGATCTGGACGAACTCGGACTAACTGAGCTAGACGGACTGACAGAGGCGCTAGGACTGACTGAGGCGGACGGTGATACCACGGTCCCACCCAACACTGACCAGGCGGCTTCTGTTTCCCCTCCATAATTTACATACAAATTACGGCCTCCTTTATTCAATTTTCTAAATAAGGCGCCATTACGGAAACCTGACAAGTCAGTTGGCAAGGTATTGCCCTCTGCTTCCAAGATCAATCCGGCTGAGTCTGTACGAGTTACCGCATTGTATTGATACGGTGCTCTAGCAGTCAACCAATTAGCCTCAGAAGTCGTCCGTTTTCCGGAACTGACAGCCATTAAACGATCTAATTCGAGTTGATCGCTCAAAGGTAAATCTGTTTTTAATGGAAATGTAGACATATATCCTCCTTTATCAAACTAATTTTATAATTAAAAAAGCCTATCATTTATTAAAACCGTCAGTTTTCAAAACTTAGGGCTTTAATAAACTTTAGGCTTTAATAAAAATCAATTTATCCTGTTAGTTTTAAGAAAACTTCCAGAAACCTTCTGCGGCAAAGTGTCTGCGAGAGTCAGGGACTTTGGCCCCGTAAACAAACAGATCCTTATATGCCGATCCAAAATTCCCGATCAAATCTTCCTCAATTTCTGCTGATAACAACTTCTCAGCAAATGTCATCCAATTCTTGTGGATAGCAAGAACGTGATAACCGTCCGTGTTATTACCAGTTAATCTATTGGAACGGTAAACATCAAACCCTTTCAATTGGGTAATCATTCCTTTTTTAACAAAATCTGTGAATGACTCTGGAACATGAAGAACAATTCCAGTGGCGTTGTTAGTCACTGTTTCCTCAAATTCTGGAGGCACAATCAAGACTCTGCCGGTATCGGGAACTGCTGAAAATCCATTGGCTTCTGCTTTGTCCAGTTTCAGTTTTAACTTACCCACATATCCACCGATGGTGGTATTGGCAACAGTTAAAACGGTTGCGGCTTCAATGGTATAAGTCGCACCAGCTACGATAGCGCCTCCGGTATAAGCGGAAGTCGTGTCATCGTGGTCATCCTCAATGGTGATATGGGTGGTATCAGTGAATGTTTTAACCCTATACCATTTCGTGTGTCCCAAAGCCTTGAAGCCTTTTCCTTCCATAGCCTCGGTAAACGTGGTTCCTGAACCAACAACCGCACCTGTGGTGGCTGTTATTTCAACAGTCCCAGTCGTGTAGTCAGTCCCAACCCTGTTACCTGCCGCTACGTCACCATAGAAACCTAAAGCATAGGTATCCATGTTTTTGTTGCGTTCGTCGGCTTTTTGGGCAACCACAGTTGCATGGGGATTTTTGATGTAAGACTGCCAATTGTCAATTGTCTTTTCTTTCCAGTAAAAAGACTTCCATTGATCTATGGTAAGAACACAGTTGTTCTCATATAAATCATCGGCGGTCAAATTGGCGCCGGTGTAGGTCTTTTCTGAAATACGGGCGATGTTCAAGATGTTAAGGACTGACCCAACACCATTGATCTCACCTTCGTAATCTCGATTGACGATAACATCCAATAAGGACTTATCATACATTTCGAGTAATAACTTTTGGGAAAAACCTTGAGCCAAGGTTGTTGCTCTAGCTGAAGACATATAACCTCCTTAGATATAAAAATAATTTAATAATTATCTTTACCGTTTCTATCTAAAGAAGTTTGGAAGATATACCTATAAAATACATGATAATTTTTAGTTTGTCAAGTTTTATTCGTTTTTAATTTGTCCTGCAATTAATAATTCCTTGTACCTCTTGTAATCAGTTTGCATGAGTGCCGCTCCCTGTTCTACTGACAAACGAGTATCTTGTGGAGTTGCTGGTTTCTGGCCTCCTGTACCGGACGGGAACATCTCGCCTTTGTGTTGGGGTGGGGGTGTTTTGGCCAACACACCATTAAACGCCAACACCAAGTCTTCAAGGTCCATACCTCGTCTGGTTGTCTTGACCGCAAATATCTTAAATTCCTCTGTCTTGCCTTCTAATTCTGGATGTGCCAGTAATGTTTTGGGATCATCAACATAGGTATCAACCTTACCATTCCAATCCTCTACCTCCTTAAACCTTCCTACCGCCTGATTGATGAGCTCATCCTTGCGCTTGCTTACCGCCAATTGTTGCGCCATTTTCTTCTCTGTGTCAGTCATGTCCTCCCACTCCGGATAATCCTTTTTCATGTCATCCTCTGTGACTTGAGTAATCTTGGCGGCTTCTTCATAGGCGGTACTTAACTCCCTGTTTTTGTACGATAAAACCAAGGCTTCTCTAGCTGACTCGCTGGCCTTTTTTTGCCAATCGACAACTGGTTCTGTGGGTGGCGTAACAGGAGGCGTGGCCGGGGGGGTAGTTGGGGGAGTTGCTGGCGGTTCAACTGGAGGTGTAGCCGGTGGGGTTACTGGAGGTTCCACGGGTGGCGTAGCTGGAGGTGTGGCCGGTGGTTGTGGCGCTTCTGGTGGTTTATTGTCTAATTCTGATAGGCTATTTTTGATATTAGCCTCTAACTCTTCTCTGGAAGGTTTAACGTGTGGCATAAAATAGACTGTTCGGCAGAAAAACAATCAATGGGAGTTGATTTATTATTTAGCTGGTTCCGGTTTTTTAGCTGGTTCCGGTTTTTTAACTTCTTCTTGTTTCTTGGGAACCAAAATACCCTCGTATTCTTTCCTTTGTCCAGAAGTTAGATAACTTGCCCTTGCTCTCAAAAACCCTATTTCACTCTGGCTCAAACTGTTAGGGTCTTTTTTGGTTATCTTTCTGAGAACACGATAAACCTCTCTATCAGTTTTTTGGCGCCGTTTTTCAATTTCCAGCTCCATTTTGTTTAACTTTTCGTCATTTTCCTCATCATAATCATAATCCATATTATTAGTTGCTAACTATACCGGCAATAGCCTGATCAAGCGCCTTCTTGGCTTTTATCGGTGTAGATAGAAACGCATCAATTAATATTAAATTACGTAATCTGGCTTTTAGAAAAATATCTTTGGGAGATTTAGTATCAAAATCAACCGAGGCTAATTCCTGACCCACGCTATCCTTCATATCTTTAACATATTTTCTAACTGTCTCGACCGTCA